AAAGAGAGGGCAAGTGGATTTGGGAAAATCGGAGGCCCCTCAAGAAAAACGACCCGCGCGGGGTTTTATCCACGCGGGCCATCGGCTGACTTATCATCGTCAGGCTTCCCAGGGCCTTGTATCTTTTCCTTCCATCGCTCGAAGCGTTCAGATCGTCGGGCTTGCACCGCTTCCTTCTTCTTCGATCCCATCTCCTTGTGTGCCTTGATGTGACATGGAACACAGAGCAGGACAACGTTATGATCTGCGTCATAGCACAGCCGCTCCATCTCTGCCTGTGTCTTGGCCGACTCGAAGGGCACGATGTGGTGACAGTCGCGTCCAGCTGTTATGTACCCGTCGCGCTTGCACCACTCGCACAGTCCTCCAGCTCGTTGCCATACGATGCGCTTGGTCTCGAGCCATCGTCGGTCGTTCAGCATACGCATGTGCTCGGGTCGGTATCTACTCTTACTCATAGCTCACCATTCTATGCCGAAGGGTCGGGGTTCATGCGCCTCGAGCCACTCCACGCACTCATCAGTATGTGGCATGGTTGGTTCGATGGGTCTGTACTTGAAGGGCTCTTCATCAGGAATCATGGTGTTCGCCCTCCCATTCTTTTTGTGGTTCGTCCGGCTGGTCGCGATCGAAGTCGGGGAACGTGATGCGCTGATCCTGAGCAACCGAGTCCGGCGTGCGGTGGCCATGCGTTTTGGTCTTCTTGCCGTACTCGATCTTCCTTCCACGGTGGTCGTACATGCCCTCGCCCTTCATTTCGACACGGTTCTCCTCGTCGAGTTCCAGGATGGTCTGTGCGTCGATCATCGTGAGCAACACATCGGAGAGGTTGTGGCACTCCATCTTGGCACCCTTCAGGCGCAGCCGGCGGTAAATGCCGTGCATGGTGACCTCGCAGACGCGCTCGAGAATGGTATCGACACATTCGGTCATGGTCGCCTCGCTCATGAATGGCTTGTCAACCATCACCGCACCAAATCCGCGCTTGTCCTTTTGCTGAAGTATTAGGATGCACTGCGCCACGTCGAGCTCGTTTGGGTTCGCCATATTGAAGGCTTCGGCCCAGCCCGCGTCGCTCTCCATCAAGGTCATGATCTTCCTGATTTCCGGCGAGAGTTCGTGCATGGGTGCGCTGGCTCTCATCAGGGTATAGAAGAACATCTGGAATATCTGGTACGAGTTCACCCCGAGCGCGTTGCAAATGGCATTGAGCAGTTCAACCTGCGATGCCTGGAGCTTCACGCTGACTGTGTAGGTACCATCCTTTTGTTTTTGAAATTCGCCTATCATGTTGTTGCTACTAAGTTAAGTTTATCAATTAGGGGTTTCACTTGCGGCATGTGTTGTATCACATCGTCGCTGGTTTTCAGTTCATTCGAGGTGTTGATGATGCGCACCACCACGTCGGCGATGTCGGCCTTCTCGCCATCTTCTGGCAGCCACCACTTGGTGACTGGTTCAGTGTCGATGGTCAGTCGGTCGTAGTGCATCTGTTCGGCCTTCACTCGCCACTTGTCGATGCCGTCACGGTCGGGGTAGAGGATAATCTTGCGCCCTTGGTCGATGAGTGGCTTCAGGCGTTCACGGTTCATCATCTCGAGTCCGCCACAGGCTATCCAGAGTTGCATGGCGTGGTTGCCGTAGGCAATGGCCATCAGCATGGCTGTCTTCTCTGACTCAACCAGTTTGATGGTTGCATTTGGGTAGCGGTTCAACTGATCCATACCGAAGAAGGTGATGTGCGGCTCCTGCTTGTCGGGGTTGTAGATGTCGGGGAAAGGATAGGGTGGCTCATCGGTCATCTCATGCCGCTCCTCATCCCAATGGCGTGAGAGTGTGGAGTGAATCCAGTCAAAGTTCCACTCGGCCACCTTGTCGCGGTGCCCGTCCGTTCGGTACTTCATCATCTTTCCGGTCCTCACCTGACCCTTCTCGTCAAGCTGCCAGAAGATGGTGTGACCGTTCTTGCCGTGGCCCATGTGGTAGGCCGTCAGCACCTCGTCCACTCGCTTGCGCTGCACATAGTCCCAACGTATGCCTTTCCTAATCCATCGTGCCAGGTTGTCGTTCTCGAGGTTGGCCGTGCGCTCAACCATCGACATGGGCAGCGTCAGCATATCGAGCGGTGGCGGTGCGGGCTTTGGCGTGTAAGTCCAGTCGACAACGGCATCGTCCACAGGGATGTTGTACTTCTTGCCGAGCCAACGGATGGCATCTGGATAACTCATCTTTTCGTTCTTCATCAGGAAGTCGATGACTCCACCACCCTCACCGCAGGCAAAGCACTTGTAACAGTTGCCTTTGGGATATACGATGAACGAGCCGAGCGAGCGATCGTCGTGGAAAGGGCACAGCGCCTTGTACCTGACCCCCGCCTTCTTGAGTCCGCTGCGGTTGTCGGGGCCATAGCTGCCGATGCAGTCCTGAACCACCTCCTCGATATGGGCGGCATCCAGAATCTTCTCGATGGTTTGTTTTTCGATTTTAGGCATAGTCGTTGAATTTTAGAACTATATGAAAAGCCATAACGCACGCATGTGCGCGTGGCGCGTGTGTGTGTCCCGTGAACCGCCCGCCCTCATCAAGCGGGCAGGGTCTCGTGACCTCACGCCTTGGCGGTTGGTACACGGAACGGTATACCTTTAGGTATACCTTCTGACTTGGTACACCGTTTTAGAATGGTAAATCATCAGGTGGTTGCAATAGGTAGTAGCCATTTTGCTTTTCAGTTGATTCCTCAAAATATCCGCACTTGATGGCGAGGTCGAGATCGGCCTGTTGTTGCATGCTGTTTGTAACTCCGCCAATATCCTTGAAGATGACCTCCTTAATCCTCTTGCGACTCATTGGCCAGTTGTGCTGGTGCAATCCTTCGTTGATCCACTTCAGGATGTCGGCCTCTGAATCCACCTTTGTGGGTTCCTTGGTGGTAGTAGTCTTGGTACCGCCAGCAATAATTCTCGGAATGCCGAGTGATCCAGCCTGGTCAGTCACCTCAAACTGCCAATCCTCGAGGTCTTTGCCTCGGGCATCGATCTGCTTCACGGTGAATGTTACCGTGCCATCCTTGGCCTTGTTCTTGATGCTGACCAGCGTGTCGGTCACCTTGTTTCCGAGTTCGGTACCAAGGTGGCCGCGCATCTTGCTCTCGTCATCATTACCAGGTCGCGGGTTCATGTGCAAGACTCCCCAGATGCAGATGCCGAACTTCTCGGCTATAGCCATCAGTTCCTGTACCAATGCCGACGACTCCTCATTATTATTAAAGTCGCCGATGATGTCCCTCACGCCATCGATAAAAACGATGTCAGGCTTCAGCAGGTCGATGGCTTGCTTGATCAGACGGAATCGCTTCCTGAAGGCTGGCTCAATGTCTGTGGCTTCTACAGTACGCATCCAAAGCACGTTAAATCGCTCATGTGGCACTTTCATGTCCTGACCTATCAACCAATGCACACGGCGCAGCACCTTCGCGCTGTTTAGTTTCTCCATCTCCGTGTCTACCCATAGCACCTTTGGCAGATGGCCGAGGTGGTCGAGCGTGCGCTGCGGCACCGTCAGCCCTGGAAGATTATCGTGAACACGCGGAGAATCAGGAGCCAAACAAGCGGCAATCAGCTGGGCAATGACGAAGGTCTTACCATTTTTCTTTTGACCACTCAATGCCTGAATGCCACCGATGGCAGAAAACGGCACACCATTGTACTCGAGCATGTAAAAAGGTTCTGGATAATCCTCGCGAGCATCAAGCAGATATGGCCTAAGTTCCTGGAGTATCAGTTCCTCCGGCGTTGCCGTCTGTGGTAGGTTGTTGTTTTCTTTTGTGTTCATAATAATATCGTCTTGAACGTTCAAGTAACTTCTCACGATTCTTTATGTAATAGTCGCGGTTGCATTCTTTCCGCGACTTCTTTGGCGGTCTTGTACTTTCCACGTACACCTTCTGGAAGTTGCGCACACGTCTGCGAGCTGCTATCTCTTCTTTATTTGTATCGCGGTATTCCTTCTGCTTTGCCAGTATCTCATCTCGATTCTCCAGATACCTCTGATGATCTCTCTCGCTCCTCTTGGTACTCATACGCTCTTGCAATTGCAGAGTGCCACCCTGTAGGATGGCACTCGTTGAAATATTCGTGATAATTAGAAGGGCAGGTCATCGTTGCCTCCTTCCTTGTTTTCTTGGCCTGTAGCCGCGTTTTGTTGTGGCTGTGGCTGATTGTCCGGCTGCGCATCGTTCGCTGGCTGTGTGGGCTGCTTTGCGCCTTGTCGAATGACATTTGTGGCCGAAACCTCGTTATACCATCGTCCGTCACTCTCATGAGCATCCAATCTGAGCACAACCGTAACATTTTCCTCCAGTTCTTGAATGTTGAACTGCTTGATGCGCTCTTCGCCAAATACTCGGAATACTACTCGATCAGGATTCCTTGCTCCTGACCAACTAAAGAACTCGAAAAGATACTCTTGAGATTTCCACGAATTGCCCGTTCTCTGACTAACGCCGCTATTGGCAGGGAATACCTTCGCAATGCGTCCTGTTAATTTAATAACTTGTTCCATGTGATATTATATTTTAAAAGATTGATGCTACCAAGCAAACCACTACCAGCGCAGCAGGATATACCACGCCATACACTACCATCTCCTTTCGCGTGAAGTTCTCCACCTGGATGTCCTTCAGCATGATGTCGAAAAATTCTCTCATAATTATTGATTTTTAATGTTTGACTCTGTGCTCTGAGTTTCTTCCTGCGGGCTTGCAACCGCCATCGGCATCATTACAGATTTTGTCAGGATGGTTATTGCCTGTAGTCCCTACCTCCGGCGACTTGCGCCTCTGTTGCCTATGTTATCTGTACTTACTTCGGCCCGATCTATTGACCCTCTCGGTGGGGCAGACCTCTTTTAAAGAGTCGGAATATCTCTGTAGTGGGAAAGACGGGACTCGAACCCGCAACCTGACGTAAACGTCGCTCTAACCAAT